ACAACTACTAGATAGTCACCACTTACAGGAGTAAAAGCTGTGTCACCCATGTTTTTTACACTGATATTTGCACTAGAACCACTTCCAGCAACTGCAGTAATAAGCACTACACCTCTTTTAGTTGAGCCAGGAGTCAGAGCAGTCCATACCTCGCACTGAAGTCCTATCCAACTATTGTAAGCGTAATTGCCACCTTCACCTTCCATTCCTACAGGGGAACTAGCAGTAACCGCCCATGTATCAGCATTATTATCAGCTAATAACTCTGCACTTGTAGAGGTTTGAAAATATTGTTTAGCCCATGGGTTACGATGTTCAAACATTTTAAACTGTGGGTCAGCCATTCCAGACATAGTGTTTTGATTGGCGATAACAGTTGTAAAAGGCGCAACATCAGTCCATAGCTCTTTAACTACGTTTGGACGGATATAGAAATCTCGTCTGTCTGCGTATAAAACTCCACTTGAAGTGAGGTTGTTATGCAGATTTTTGGCGTTACTTGCCATTTTATTGTCCTCCTAGACCATTAGGTCTAATTAATTAACCATTTCTTTTATTCTGCATCAAACCAAGATTAAATAAGTCTTCATCTGAATATTGAGGTTGATTCTCACCACCACCGACACTTGCCGGAGGAGGGATATTTACCCTATTCTGACGATTCTTCATCATCTCAGCTTTCTGCCTTGTTTCCACCTCCGCACTACTTGGAGCATTTCTAAGTCTGTCCAAGGCAACTAGATTTTCAAGTGAGATACTGTCAGGAGATGAATAATACTTGATGAACTCTGTGGCTCTATCGGAGGTATATCCATAGCTCTCTTGTAGGTTTCTCGCCATTGCTTCTTGTTGTTGTACAGCCATTGCTTCCTGTTGTTGTCTTTGTTGAGCTTCATACTGCTTGTTCTGTTGCTCTTCACGATAAGACTCCATGTTCTCTTGGTACGAAACCAAGTCTTCACGGTAATTATCTAAAGAGTCACGGTACTTGAAACTCGCAGACTCAGGATCCATGTAGGCTTCTGATGGGTCATAGTTACTTGGCTTACTAGGACGTTCCGGTTTCTTTGGTAAGCCCCTTGATTCGGTGTTGCCGGCAACCTCGGGGGTGTTACCAGAGAGTGATTGTGCAACATTGTCAAGAATCCAAGGATTGTCTTCAATGTGCTTTGCAATAGGCGCCACATTTTCATATTCCTTTAGTTTATCTTGCATTCTGTTGTACTCACTCGCCTGTTGGTCATATTTACTTTGCCAATATTCGAAGCGTTCTTCCTGAGGGGTTTCCTTAGGTTGTTCTGCTACTTGTGGCTCTTGTGCCACGTTGTCTGCCATGAACATTCCACTATCTGGGTCAAAAGTGGGATCAAATGGCTCTAATACGTCAGTTTGATCAACTGCACCATCGTTTGTAGTTTCCTCAGCAACGATGTCTTGTACTTGTTCTTCCATGCTATTTCCTTATCCGATTTGTCTATCCGACAGCAACCGGTGTTTCTGGTTCAGCTTCCGTTTCCCGTTCCATGCTCAGTTGGTCACCTAAACGAGCTTCAAAGAGTTCCACTGCTTTAGCGGTCTTATCACTCGATCTACCCAACTGACGTTTAAACTTTTCAATCTCAACCCTCTTTTTATCGTGAACGCTTTCTCGTTCAGATGTTTGAAGGTCTCCCTTAATTCTTTTCAATTCTTCTTGAAGTGCCTGTATGGTCTGCTGTTGTTGCGATATAACGGACACTCTTTCTAGTACGCCTTCAGTATCTGCAACTTCAGTCTGTTCTAAGACCTCAACTTGGTCTATAATACCTGCTTGATAGAGTTGCATATAGTAATCAAACCTTGCCCAACGATTAGATGGTAAAGTGGAGCCACTAACGACAATAAGGTCATACTTACCAATAGTCACATCATTGACCCTTCCGACTATCTCACCAGTAAAATCATCGTAAACTGGTTTGTTCAATGTTGCTTGCGTGGTTCTGCCGTCTGGCTTCATTAATCGAACAACCTTTTCATCCGTATAGGTTTGCTGAATCAACTGTATGACCACTCTCGCTACTTGATTCAACATTTCATCAATGTCGTCTAATTTCGATTTGATACGACGTTGGGCATATTCATCAATAGCCACTGTTCCCTTATAGGTCTGTGGAGCCGCACTTGGGTCTCCTTGGGAAAGTGGATGTATTCCTAGTATTTGATAGATACTCGTCTTGGCATCTTCTTTATTCTTATATAATTCGTTTGGCAACGGAATTGGTCCCGCTACAATGGGTTGTCCTAACTCAGGGTCGTATTCAATGACACCAGTTCCGGCTCTTGACCATTCTTCCTCTAATTGCTTTCTATCCATTGAACCTCTCGGTATCAATAGTTTTGTATTAGTAGAACTAGATGCGTGAGCAATAATTAGAGAGGTTAGCTTATTAATATATTCCTGTATTGGTTTTACGAATCGCACATCACTCATTGGATAAGGATTCCTATTGTGCCTATTCATCAATGGTACAATTGGGTATTCATCTATATCCATAATGATATTATCTACAAGTAGGCCACCAATAGATAGTATTCGTTGAATTCTATCAACCATAACACGATTAAGAACAATGACTCCCTCCTCTATCATTTCAGCATTGGTCACAATAGTTAATCTTGTGGTTGTTCCCGGTATAGCACCCTCATGTTCTTCCCCTGGCATCATTGTTGGTTGACCCGTTTGAGGGTCTTGCATCATATGGTATATACCACCGGTACTTTGATATACTTGCAATAATTCCAAGACAGCATTATCTTCTGTGACGTGCTGTACTCCTTGAGCAGTTTCCATCACAACTGCCGGTTCTTCAAGAAACTCGTTAAACCCTTCTTCATTCATGATATTCTCTTCACCGGTAATAGAGTCAAGAATATGGAAATATGGAAGCTTTACCTTCTCATATCTGTCAATAACCTCATAATGCTTGTAATATCCATCATCATCTTCCGTAGGCCCGACTTGTTGGTCTTCTGAACCATCTCTAGAAGTAGATGGATATCTATTATTACTGCTACAAGTCATCATCTCATTCACCCTATCTGCAACAAATGGATAAACGGTCTTTATTTGCTCATCTGTGACTCTCTTTGCCACGATCATACAAGCAGAGTCTCTAGCAAATGGGTCTTTTGAGTTGGGGTCTAGATAGAGATCCAAGGGGTCAATGTTCTTTATCTTTACATCACCTCTACCAAAGTCAGATAATCCATCTACATAGGTTTGCATGACTCCCATACCCTTGACATAATAATCATCAACAACTTGTTTTAATTCTACGTTACCATTAGATATATCCCAGATGTAGGCCATTATATCTGAAAATAATCTACCTACTTTATTATCGGAGTCATCCCTCCCCGTAGATTGAAATTTGGGTCTATTAGCAGTAAGGAGTGCTTTTGCTTGTTCTACTGCCGGATATATAATATTGTCAACAATGGGAACTTGAGAGCGTTGAGCCAATACATCCTTATGAGCCTTCTTCCATTGCTGATTATTTCGGAATTCATCATCCTCCATAGCTTGAGTTGCCCACGTTGACCTACCTTCGTGATAATTGTCGAGAAGTTTCTCAGATTTTGCTACTTCGGGATGTTTATTATGAGCCAATGATGTCCTATGGAAAAAACTGGCGTGATTTTATCAAGAGAGAAATCCATCTCTCAACGTACTATATTAAACTAATTGCCAATCGTTAAATACGTTAAATCTTCCACTACTTAATAATGGAACATCTTCTACTTCGTGATGGGGGGTAAATGAACCTTTATTCGCATAATACATACCATCGAGAATATCATCGTGTTTACCTCTAGGGAATAACAATAGTTCATCAATAAGGTTTTGATCGTCTTTTTTCATAAATATTTTACGCTTTGCAAACATAGGTTGTAACGATTCTAAGCGATTGCTCTTTGAATTTCGTGGATTCTCTCTAATATTAAGACCGTGAATGAACAAACCTTCTTCTTGTGATCTTTTTATTACATACTCTCGTAGCATTTCCTGATATCCAACCGATTCTATTCTTGTTTTTTCAGGTCTATATTTTCGATAGTTACCCACAATAGCTTCTGCTAAGTCTAGTGGTGTGGCACGTTTTCTATAATAAGGCAATACATAGCGATTATCTTCATCGTCCACAGCTAAATTGAATATAACAGAATAATCAGCACCTCTTTTTACACTTGATGCTGGGTCAACCCCTGTAAATACATTGATAGGAACCAGTTTATCCATCTTAGAGTTATCCAAAGAGTCTATCTTCAAGTAGTTTTTACCCTTTTTACGGATAAAGTCTCCTTTGTAGTATGAAAAATCATCTGCTTGAAACAATTGGTCTTCATCTCCTACTATCTCACAAGCATACTCCCTATAAAAAACAGATAGTCTATTAATGGAGTCTAATTCTTTTTTCTTTTCAAGTAACTTTTCAATACTCCACCAATCTTCCCATAAAGCGATATTCTTATTGAAGTCTGGTTTAAAGGTCATATTCTTCCATCCGTGCATATCTTGTAAGGTTTCTACCATGCATCGTTGGTGTTGGGGAGTTCCAATAATAACAATACGTCCTTTTATAGGGTCTACAGACGGAACTGCACT